CTCCATTTGCAGCAAGTTGATGCAGATCCCAATCCAAAACAGTTTGGTCATTATAAATTAATTCACGATCAATTGTATTTAAACTACCGGTTGCAATGACCGAGTTCAGTATGGCATCAGAGCCTGATGTTATGACTTTTTTCCAGCTTGGCATGTTCTCCTCTACAACGGTTGGTTACATCAACGTGATGCCCACTTCCCTTACGGGCCTATGGTAGATTTTATATAAATATGCCGTTTACTTTTTTGCAGATGATTTTGCAATAGGTGTTTCTACTGGCGGTTGAGGTGTCTGTAAATATGTAATTTCATTAGATAATTTGCTTTGTAAATTGGCTATGAATATAGCATCTTTACCAGAAATTGTAATTACATCTAATGCATTGCGCAAAGCTTGCATTTCAGCTAAATTGATTTCCATTGTAACCTTTTATTTTTTTGATTGTTCAATATATTGATTTTGCAGTTTAATAACCAAGTTATAAAACATTTCAACTTGATATCCTTTTAATTCAGCATTACGTAAGTACTGTAATAGAAAGTCTAGATCTTCAATTGATAAATTATTATCAGTTGACGATGATTTAATAACGTTACCAGTGGTATCTGTTATTATTGGTACTGGTTCTTTGCGTAAAAACTTGTCTGCTAATCCCATAACTAGTTATAAATTTATTTATGCTTTAATATAAATATTACCAGCAGCGTCAATAAACATGAATCCATCACCTTCAGATCCGCCGCCAGCATTTGTAAATTTTGTATCCACGTCTGTAGTCGAATTTATACCATCCATACCTGATTTAAATGTCATATTAATATATGCTAATGGCGTCATGCCAGTATCAGCAATTGATGCAGAGTAACGAAATGATAATCGTTTTGAATTATTAGTATCAAAGAATAAAGCAGAGCCACTGCCTATCTTATCACCATATTCAAATACAATTCCAGAATCTCTGTTACCACCGACATCTGCAGAACCAGATGCTAACAAAATAAACTGGTCATCGAATGTACTATTAATAGAACTAGCAAATGTAGTCGGTGCTGTAAAACTAGCAGATATGTTAAAAGTAACAGTTGCAGTACCTTGATTATCTAATCCAGAAAATACTATTCCATTATATGGCGTATTTCCAAATACATAATTAAATGTATTACTATTAACTGTAAAGTTGCTTGGATTGATACTAACACCATCTGTCGCACCACCTATTGTTAGTTGTCCATTATTTGAATCACTATAAGATAATAAACTACTACCGGTAACTTGGCCACTACCTTTTGATATAACAATTTGTCCATCCGCTGATGGTGTACCAGTTGTAAATGCCTTTGAGATATTACTAGCAGTTAAAGCATTTTGTGCCCAACTAGCTGTAGTTGATAATATATTAGTACTTGGATTATATGTAAGATCCGTATCAACTCTAAATGGATGTGTACCAGATGACTGTGATACGAATGTTATATAATATGGATTATTATCTGATGCAGCTGCTACTGATGCCGATGCAGCTGAGTCCGCTTGTGTACTAGACCCGCCTAATGATTCTGATACAAATGTACCAACATATATATAAGCACGTAATTTTGTAGGCGTACCCGTGACGGCCGTATGTGGATCTTGTATAAATAAAATACCAGAATATGCATCTAAGTTCCAATCTATAGCATTCGTCGCAGATATTACATTACCACTTCCGTTATATAATACTGGAGCATATGGATCGGATGCATCATTACTCATATTAGCCGGTACTATTTGTAATGCACCATTTGATCCCGTCGGCGTCGCTGCATTTATAAAATATCCAGTACCTTTTTTAGCATTCGCCGAATATGTCACATAGTCAGCCGGTAAATGCAATGCATATGCATGTGTCTCAGCCGTTAATGTATTCGTCGGACCTGTTCCAGTATCATTAGTATCACCCGGTGTTCCTTCTTGAGTGGTATATGAACTAGCTGCTATTGGTCGTAAATCAAATTCAATATACTCAACAATATTATTAGTAACAGAACCAACGCCATTATTTAATGACCCAGGTGTAGGTGTTACTGGAATTGCATCAGCAAAAATTGTACTAGCATTTAATTGTATTGTTGATGCATAAACTTCTGCAGCTATGCTAGCGCGCGCATCTGTTGTGCTCTTTCCGTATAATTTTTTGGTAGCTACACCCGCGGCGGTAAATGATGATAATGCCATAGTTTAAACTTTTTTTATTATGTGAATGGAAAATGTGCTGTCGTTGGACTATATCCGGTAAATGTATTAGGTAATAATGCAAATGATAGTCCAGTTAAATGTCCTGTCCATCCCTCTGGCACGGTTACTCTAACTACAATACTTTGCGCATTACATGCTATACTAGCTATACTTAATCCTCCTCCGGCAAATGCTCCAAATTCCATTAATATTGATTTACATGATGATCCCTGTGATGAAAATGATAATCCAGCACTGTTAACAGTTATTGATGACAATCCATCGGTGGACTGTGGGTAACTTCTTATAATTTTACCTGGCCCAGCTCCTGAATTAGGTATTATATCGGTGTTTCCTAAAATATTAAAATACCCATCAGCGCTAAAGCGATTTGGAAAACGAAATTCCACTTTTATTTGATTGGTATTTGCGGCCGGCGTGCCCGATACAATTGTACAATTACCTTTTGCAGAAAATCCAATACCAGTCGGTGTATTTACATTACTGTTAAAAAATCTACGTAAATAATATACTGTACCGGTCGTACTAGAATAGTTAGCATTACTGCCCGGACCTAATCCGACGTTGAAATTACCATTTGCGCTTGGACCGCCCTTTGTAGGATATACTAATGCTCCTTGACTCACACTATCCATTACACTAGTACTTGATGCAGTTGGCTGACATAATGCGCCATCGTAACCAGAACTGCCTAAAGCAGTTGATGAATCCCAAACACTCAATGTACCAGCAGTTGCTAATGTTGCTGCATTGGTATCAATATTATATGTTGATGTTAATCGTCGTGCTTCGTCAATAAAATATTCTACCATATCTGTATTAGCCGTAGGAGTTCCAGTTTTAAGTAAAAATGACCCTGTGCTAAAAGCTGTACTAGTTTGAGTAGTCTTAAACGGATGTGTTACAGATACAGTTGATCCTGCAATACTATCAGCTGGTTTAAATCCAAAGAAGTTTGTAAACCCAGATGATATTTGAAAATCATCATATAATTGTATTGACAAATCACTATCATACGGCGTTACCAAAGTAGCATCTAAATCTGGAACTGCTAATGCTGGCGTGCTTGTTACAACTGCATTAGTAGCTGTTTGAGTAGCAGATGTTTTTGATCCACTAGCTATAGCTTTTGCTGTTAATGTAACATTGCTGGTACCATTATTAATAGTAAACCCAGGATGTATCATTTTATATGCATTTTGTACATAAAATGATGATGTAACTGGAGTCATGGTTACTGTACCAGAATGATACTTAACACCTGATAAATAAGCAGTACTGGTTGATGTTAATGATACAGCTCCATGTGCTGCAGAACCATTAGCTATTGTACTAACAGTGACCATACCAATCATTTGTGGTTCATTATCATGTTTTATAAATTCATATAAATAAATAGTATAATCAGTATCAGATGTTGGCCGATCATGCATAATAGCAACCCAATTCCATCCATTTTGCCATGCCGCATTTGCAATCGACACGCTATTGGCTACTCGATACTTATAAGTATCACCTGATGCCTGTGTAGTTGTACCGTTAAGATACTTATTACCAACTGCTCCAACTGAAATTGTAACATTATTAAGTACCGAACCAGTTGCGGCTGTTGTCGTGCTTAAATCTAACGTCACTTTTGGTGTTGCGGAATCATTAACAAAAACTTTTAATGAACCTGTATTAAAATAACGAATTGGACGAGCTCCAGCAACTGTTCCACCGCTTGTTGTATTTGCAATAGCTGCAGTATCACCACGTAACAATATTGTTAATGCTAATGTTCCGTTATGAAATATATTATCTGTTCGATCAACGGCAGTAGTTGATTCTAAAGCGGCTGATGTACTATCTCCATCGGCGGCCCAGGTTCCGTTCAAGTTTAAATTACTAGTACCACCAGGAACGTAACTACTTGCATTAGTTGATCGTAATACAGCCGTATAATTGTTATTATCAGTCGCGTCCAATGTGCCATTAGCCCCAAATGATAATTTTCTTGTTGCAGTTTTATTAGTTCCGTTACTAAATGTCTGTTGGTGTGCAGCAGTTGTTAAATTTGCGGTTGGCGTTACAGAAATTAATGCTGATAATAATTGATTTAAATCATCAATTGCAGTTGAATATGTTGTCGTGCCAGGAATCCAAACACCCTCAGATTCAGACCCACCCGGGGATCCTACTGTATAATATCCAGTACCATATGGTTGTCCAGCTGAACCATTAAATACGGTTGTTTCTAATGTATTACCACCTGCACTCGCGCCATTAAATGTTCCAAAAAATGATCCAGAGAATGATCCAGATAATATTGTAGTTGATGCTAGATTAGTTATTTGTTGTAATGGTTGTCCTTGTGGTCTATATACTGACGCACTTAATTCTGCTACACTACCCGATACTATGACTTTTTTCCATGTTGCCATGTTATATCCTGTTTTATTTTTTATCTATCATAAATAAATATATTCATACATAAATATATTCATACATAATTAATCTAGACCAACAAAGAAATTTGTTGATGTGAAATACATTCCGCCATTAGGAGCAGATGTAGTTAATTCTGCGCTTTGTGTAGCTATTATTACATAACCACTTTGCGTTACTGAAAATATTGCGTTACCAGCACTACCTTTTACTAAAAATAAATTAGCAGTATCACTTTGTATGCTTAATGAACTAGAAATTAAAATACTACTTGTTGTATACCAAGTATTGTATTCATCTGCTTTCACAAAAAATGGCGTGCCTGACTGTCCTGGAGCTCCGGGAATTCCTTGTGGTCCTTGTGAAAATACCTGTATTACACGCATGTAGTTCTCTTATGCAATTATTTATAATAAATATGTTTATAAACGAATGTGGTGTAGTATAAAACAGAGTATTTTTATTGGTGTATACATATAAACCCGAACAACGTTAACTATCTATAAGTCATTGTAATATTCGTTTATACTTATGTACACTTTGCTAATCTCTATATTCAGAATATACCTGTAAAATTGGCTCTACAATCTCGTGACGATGATTTGTTTTTAAAGCACATATACGTACTCCTTTAACATTTTCTTCAAGACGTGTGAAAAAGCTAATACCAGAATCTTTTTTATTCTTTAAGTCTGTTTGACTGATATCTCCACAAAATACCATTTTACCGCCTTTGCCTAAACGACCAAGCATCATTTCTGTTTGACCATGGGTGATATTCTGACATTCATCAACTAATACAAAAGTATTTGGAAATGTACGCCCACGCATAAATGCAAATGGAACAATTTCAATATGACCTTCCTGCGCCATTTTATCAACACCTTCGCGGTTATATAACATATATAAATTAGCATATATAGGAGCTAACCATGGATCCATTTTTTCTTTTAAGTCACCTGGTAGGAATCCTATATCTTCTTTGGCAACAGTTGGTCGTGTGATAACAATTTTTTCTATTTCACGTTTAAAGAACATATCTAATGCACATTGACATGCTAATAACGTCTTACCAGATCCGGCTTGACCTTTAATTAATACGACTGGGTTTTCAAATATCAATGACTTAGCGACCTTTTGCTCTTCGTTGAGTTCAATTTTAAACTTAATTGGATTCTTAGGTTTACGCTTTTCTAAGTTTGATAACTTGGTTGGTTGTTCCATAACTATTACCTTTTGTATAAATATAAAGACATAAAAAAAGGGAAACCGAAGCTTCCCTTTTAATATACAATCTCAGTTAAAGATTATACACGGTCTAAACCATGTACATATACTTTACCGTAGAACTCAGGACGTACCATTTTCTTGGCGTAACGAGTCATCACACCTTTTCTTGGAGTGAAGTTAGTTGGATCGTACACCAATGGAGTCATGATCAATGGAATATATGGAGCATATACAGCACCAGTTTCCAAGAATTGACTTCCACGGTAACCCATCAAGATGGTGTTTTCAGTCATATATGGGTTCTTGTAAACTTGGAATCTATTATTAATAGCACCAACTTTTTGAACACCCATTGCAAACTGCATCTTATCTCCATCAGTATCAGCAGCATATCCTGGGATTGATTCCAAAATAGTTGCTACAGTTGGAGAACATACTAAGAAGTTTGCACCACCACGTAAAGTTAAACGGTGAATTTGATTAGATACTTTTTGGATCTTAGTACCTAAAGTTTGGAACCATGTTCCTTGGTTGTAAGCTTGACCAGAAGATGCAGCGTTTACAAATGTATTTGTTGATCCGTCAAACTGATAACCAATAATTGCAGACCAACGCTCAGTTGTTTGAGCATTTTGAATCAACATGTCTAAGATTTCCAAATCAATCTCTTGAGAGATATATTCAGACAACATGCTAGTCAATTCTGCTTCAGCATCAATTGAGTGGTAAGCATTTAAGTCTTGAGCAAATTCTGGAGACCAGATAGCTTTCAACTTACGAGTCTTGGCAACGATAGCCTCACTACGCATTTCCAAGTTGATTTCTGGGATGTCCAAAGTTGAACCAGCAGCTGGGTCTTCAAAATCACCACGAGTGATATTATCAGCAGGGCCTTTGTGATATGCAACTTCAATACCACCAGTAGTAGTCACTACAATTGGAGTGGCAGCAGTCTCGATTAAGAAATAGATATGCGCGCCTTTCAACTTGGTAAACTCAGGATAAATGGTAGTGATACCAGAACCAGATACGTTAAACGCACGTACACCGTTCTTATCAAATCCAGACAATGATCCTGTACCAATTTGTAATACTTGGAATGCTTTAGAAGAAGCTGCGGCAGATGCAGAAAATTCAGAATTAAAATTAGTAAATAAATCTAATTGAGCTCCAGATAATGCATTTCCAGTTGATGAGAAAACATTTGTAAATGGATTATATGAACCAGTGTTCATAGTTCCAGTTGTTGGAATAGCGTTAACATCGTTAATAGTATAACCAAAACGTCCAGCACCATAGAGACCTTCAGTTCCAGCTACGCCAGAATTGATGTCAGTTCCGCCGTCGCCAGCATCGGTAATACCAAATACAGAATCAGCTTGAGACTTACGACCTTGACCTGTTAAGAAGTCATTTCCGGTTGCGCCATTAAATCCATCTCTTCCTTGTCCAGTTCCGTACTTGAAATCCAAGAAGAATACTAGACCAGATGGCAAGTTCATTGGTTGTACACTAACGAAATCTTTTGCAGCAATTTCAGCAAAGATACGACGTACTAATGGAAGAGCAACACCATTCCATTCTTCAGAACCAGCAGTAGTACCGGTAGCATTAGCTTCAGTTACCAATTGCTTGGCTTGGTTTTCTAAAAGAACGGCCATGCCGCGTCTTTCTACTTCTCCATTCAATCCTTCCAACAAACCAGTTTTAGACCACTTCTTTTCCAAAGCGATACTAGCTGCGTTTTGTGTAGCATTTGAATTTTGAGGTAATAATGAGTTTAAATTCATTTTTTTCCTTTTGTTAATTTTTTACTTTAAGTTAGCCAATTTCTTCCAACGAGCTGCTAACTGATTTCCTTCTGAAAGAATTTCTTTCTTTGGAGCAGTACTACGAGTT